CTTACCAGTTGTTGTATTAAATTCAGCATTTTGAAAAAATGCACGAGATGGTAATAAATTCCAAGACCAACTAAATCTTAACTTATCTGCTATATGATATGAGCGCATACGTCCATTAATTGTTCTTTGTCTTTGTTCAAGTCTTTCTTGATTAATATCAATTGCCCCACGGTTATCATCTGATAAAATTAAAAATTGATCAATTAGATCTGGGTCTGTTTGTGCTGGTACGCTTGCCCCTACCTCAAAGCCATTGGGCACGTATAGGCCATTAGACAGCGTTCCAGGGTTATCTGACCATAGAACAGCCTGTGGTCGTTGATATCTACGTCTACCAGTGATATAGGCGCTTGTAGCCATTATACTCTTTGCCCTCTAACTCTTTGTGAATCAATTTGTTTAATTTGTGTCATAACTGCCCTAGCAATATCATCTGGATTTGCATCAGATTTAACATTAACACTTAGATTATAATTATACACCTTCTCGCCTTCATAAGAACCAGAATTTATTGCCTTCATTTTATCAACACCATATGAGTTAACAGCATACTTACTCATTACAAATTCTCCAGGAGTTAGCATTGCTGGCACTATATCTGTTCCTCTTGCTGCACCGCCAATAGAAAAGTATTTAGGCTTAACCATTCCACCAGAAGATAAAGCCATCATGTCTGTCGATCCGCCACCACCACGTCCATTGCTAGACATATTTGGATCAACTGTTGGCAAGGTTGCATCGTATGCTGCTTGGGCTGCTGCAAGTCGTGCTGCGGCTGCTGCTGCAACTTTACGGTCATATGCAGCATCTGCTCCAGAGCCAATATTTTGTGCAGAGTTTGCTGCTGCTTCATCTGCTGCTGCTTGTGCTGCATCAAGTTCTTCAACTAGTTTTATAAAATCTTCAAATGCTTCTTTACTTTCTGCAGTATCTGCTGGAGGAACATATTTATTTAAATCTTCTCCTCCACCAGAAGCAACTGCTGTCTTTGCGTTTGCTGCTGCTGCGGCTGCTGCAATTTGTTGCCATAAAGAAAGTACACCATTTAAGTACTCAATTGTTTTTAGTATGACATCATTGTATTCTCCAGCAGTAATCTTTGCAGCCATTTCTGCATCTGCTGCCGCCTGCCAAGCATCTCTTTGTGCTTCAATATTATCAAGTCTTGCTTGTAGTTCATCTCTTACTGCTTGAAGACTAGCCTGTGCTATTTCTAAAGCGTTTTGTGCTGGCTCAAGTTGAGAAATTTTAATATTATAAATTTCATCTTCATATCCACGAATAACAAGCATTGCTGCTTCACGTTGTTCTTCAAGAAGGTAAATAGAATCTTCAATAAGTTTAATTTCGTCTAACTTAATTTTTCTTGCTTGCTCTATTGCAAATATTTGATCTTGCTTAATTTGAATTCTTGCTTGTACTGCTTCACGCTGTTCTTCAAGCATAAATATTTGTTGACTAATAGCAAACTGTGCTTCTTCAATTTGCTTTCTTGTAAGTCCAGCGGCATTTCTTAGTCTATCTAGTTCTAGTTGTCTTGCGGCCTGCAATGTATTTTGTGCATTTGCAGAAGATGCTTCTGCTTCTGAAGCCCTTGACTCTTGTGCCATTTGTGCTGCTGCAGAAATATCTCCCTGTGTTAAAGCATCTGCTAGACTAATCTGTTGTTTTTGTTGCCCAAGTATTCTTTGATTAATATTTGCTACATCTTCAAGTGCCTTTGCCTGTGCATCATATCTTTCATTAATAGATTCAGCCTGCTTGTCCATTAATGCTAAATCATTAGATAAGTCAGAAGATACTTCTTGTAATGCTGCAATTGGTCTTTCAAAGTCTAATTCAATGCCACGCTCAAGAGCACCGATTTCATTTTGTATTGCCTCAATAGGCCTATCAAACTGTAACTCAATTGTTCTTTGTAGATCGCCTATCTGTTCTTGATAATCTTCAATTTTTCTAGTAATTGTTGTTTCAACATTACGTTGCGCTAAATCTATCTTAGTCTGAATTGCATCAATTTTATCCTGTATCTTATCAACAGCCTCTTGTGCATTCTTAACTTCTTTTTCAGCATTAATAATCTTTGGCTTATATTCACGCTGGGCTGCTCTTTCAAGAAAACCAAATAGTTCATCTGCTTTTCTTTTTAACTCTTCTGCCGCTTTTCCTGGATCAAGAAGAAGATCAAATTTAATATCAATTGCTTCACCAGTTCTGAAAGCATTTAAAGTTTTTTTAATTCTTTCAGTTTTAGTTTCTGCACTAGCAAATGAATCTAGAAAAGACTGCATAAGTGTTGGATTATTTAGAATTGCTTCAACATCTTTTAATGTTCCACCTAATGCCATAACTTGAGGAACCAGTTCAAAGAATCCTTCTTTAAGTTTATTTTCTGTTCCAAGTGAATCTAAAAACCTTGTTATTGCTTCAGACCCTGCACGTTTTTCAATATCTTCCATAAGTGTTTTAACTTGGTTAAGTTGTGTCGTACTGATTTTACCTGTTGCAAGTCCTAATGCAATAACAGAATCTTCAGCATATTTTGTTGCTGTCGCTGCATCAAATCCTGCTTCTTTAAGCATGTCGTATGCAATCTTAGTATTTTTTAATTCTGCTTGTTGTTTTTGTAGTTGTTCAATAGCCAATTGAAAAGCAGACTTTTCTCCACCTGTTCCAGGGGTTGAACCGTTAACTTTGTCTTGTTCTTTTTTAATCTTTTCAAGACTTGAGAACATCTGGTCGTATAGTTTGTTAAGACCGCTAACACCTCTCATTTGTGTCTTATAGTCTGTAGATGCCAACGCTTTTAATATTGGGCTATCTTTTGTAAGTACTCCAGCACTTAGTAGTGCTAGAAGTTGCATCTCTTGTCTTGCGGTAAATAGTGCATCAGTATATTTGTTTACCGATACGCCAAGTTTTTCAAATACCTTTGACAAAAGAAGTTTGCGCTGTGCTTCATCTAGCCCATTTGTTAATGCAAGAACAGTTCCTAGTGTTGCCTCATATGCTTTACCATCAATTAAACCAAGTTCAAACATGCCTGATGCAGACTTTGCCGCTTCAGACATAAACTCTGCTGTAGTTTCAAGTTGTTTTTGTGCATCTTTGCTTAATGTTATAACCTCTTGAAGAGGAACGTTGTATTTTCCACCAACAAATGTTTTAGTCATTCCAGCATCTAAGGCTTTATCTAGGTTAATAAGTAGTGGGGCAATATCTTTCTTTAACTGATCTAAAGATTCTTGTGAAAGGGTCAAACTTTTTACGTCTAAGACAACATCTGTCTGGCTTGACTCTTCACGAAGAGCATCAATAATAACCTGTACTTGATCTGATGCAAACCCTTGGGCTTTTAGATTTAAAGCAAGAGAAGAAAATACAATTTTTGCTTCATCATTTGTTGCTTTTCTTAATGCCTCAATCGTGCTCTTAAACTCTTTTTGGAATCCAGGATCAGCCTTTAATGTTTCTCTTTGAGATCTTGTTTCTTGTTTAACAATTTCTCTTTGTCCTAATTCAAATGGAAGTTTTGTAGGAACAACATTAAAGAAATCACCAAGTGTTTTTACCTGTGTTGTGGTTGTTGTCATTGCGTCTGCAAGACCTTCTATTGCAACACGCTCACGCTCTCGTGCTGCATTTACCATTTTAATAACAGATATTGTGCCTATCATTGCTGTTGTTGCTAATCCAATTGGTCCAGCAAAACGTAATAAAAATTTTCCAGCAGTTAATATATTCTTTCCGAATCCAGCAAGGCCTCCGCCTCTTGAGAATAAGCCACCAACAGTTTTTGATCCCATTAAATCTGCAACTGTTTTTGCTCTAGTGGCTATTAACTCTGCAAACTTTGCTTGTGTTAATAATTGTGTTACAGACATTAATGCAAATAGTAATCCTGAAAACTTCATTACATGCTGAGAAATATCTCCAAGTGGTCCACTTGCCATTGATCCAGCACCAGCAAGAGATGTTAGTGCAAAAGTTCCAGCCATAAGACCCTTGTTCATAGAGTCAATTCTTTGTGCAGAGGTTTTTCTTGCTGTTACTTCTGTATCTATTGCATTCTTCATTGCTGGAGATACCGCTGAATTTGCAGCACCTGAAAGTCCTATTGCTCCTGGAGCACCTTGTGGTCTTGAAGCACTTCTTCTTTGTCTAGCCCCGCTTTGTGTTCCGCTAACTGCTGCTGAACCAAGTTCTTGTCCAGATACGGCCACATCGTCTTGCATACTATCCATTCCAATTTCAAGACCTCTTCCAATGTCTTGTCCTGTTTTAATAGTATCTTTTGATGGTGATGCTGTTTTTGCACCAATTGCTACGCCGTCTACAGTTGACTTTCCAATTTTTTTGCCAGCCTGCTCACCAATTTTTTCTAATCTTTTTGCTGCTTGTGGAACATAAGCAGAAATTTTGCTTTCAATTTCTGAAACACTTGCATTAATTGATGGCATAATATGTGCCATGGTTGCTGTAACATATTTTTGACTATCAACGTCACGCATCTTAAAGACTTGCTTGGTTCCACGAGATTGACTTTGAACGGTTTGTCTTGCAAAAACATCAGCATTTTGCTTCATAGCAAATTCTTGAGCGGTTCTACCTGTTGCTCTGTAGGAACCTGGAAGATTTGTTCTTCCTTGTCCCCCTGCAGCACCAGATGCAACGCCTATAGGAGCAACTGTTCTAATTTGCTCTATTGCACGTTCTAGCGCATCTTTTATTTCTACTCCAGCAACTGATAGACCCGTTGCTGCTTCTTTCATTGCTGGAACTACAATTTCTTCAAGATCTAAATCTTTAACAAATTCTTTACCTGAAGACTCTAATGCATTAACTGCTGCATTAATAAGTGTATCTCCAATTGTGCTATATTCTTTATAATTATTTGGATCGTTTAAACCTTTTTTAATATCGTTTGCAATTACAGCAAGTAGCGGAGCAGCCGCCGCCCCACCAGACTGCTTAAGTGATCCAAGCACATCAGACATGCTTGCACCTTTACCAGATCCACCCATTGCTGTGTTAATTTGTTCTTGTAGATATATTGTTGCGTTTTTAAATCCTTTTATTCCACGGCCTTGTTGATATCCAGGAATATTACCAGCAATCATTCCATTAATCAGAGCGCCATACTGCTTTGACATATCTGCTGGAATTACTGTTTCTCCAGGTGTTAGCAATGCTAACTCTGTGTCTTGATTTCCAGTACCGCCGACTACTACTGGCTTCCCCTTTGCTCTTTTTGTTGGTATGACTCCTGGCGCTCTCATCATTCCAGGGTTGATGGCTGCGAATTTTGCCGCTGCTGCCGTAGCCTGTTGGTATGCAGCAATAAGTTGAGTAACGGCGCTTGATTCTGCTGTAAATGTTTGAGTTAGTCTTGCGTGTGACTGGTCTAGTGAGTGAGATGCTGCTGTTGCATCAATCTGCTCCATTGTTAAATACTCAGTTTGTTCACCAAGTATTTGAGTTTGCCCAGTTAGTCTTAAGTATCCATTACGCAAT